GCAATATAATCTAAAATCATTCCAATCGTCATGTTTTCAAAATCACAAAGAGAAAGCCCTCTTTCAATTGCTCTAACCATTAATAGCTCAGTGGTTAATTCAAAAGACGAGGACTTATCTTCATTTTCTATTTTTTTTTACTAGGTGTTGTTGACTTTATACAAGAAAATATAAGGTCCATTACTTCTGGAATAATTTCAACTAAAGGGAACTCTGAGAATGTATCTAACCATTCCATTGGTGGGTCTATTGAAGGGTCTGCTGTTTTAGCTAAAGCCCAAATCAAGTTATAGAAGACTTCTAAGTCTAAGGCTTCAATATCTTTTATTTCATTTGTCTCTTGTTTAATTGCATTTTGTAACCTAAAGATATCTTGAAGTGCATCTCTTTTAAACTGCATTTTATACTTAAGTAGAAATGCACCAGTGCTTTTAAACTTAACATTTCTACCATCTATATTTAATATCTTCTCCATGTGTTACCTCCTAAACAGGTTGTACATACTCATATACAGTTGTGTACCAAGCATCATAGGCAGTCGCATTAGTAGGTTCTGCCTTGGATTTTACTAGTCCTTTATTTAAGGATGGACTTGCTGTAATTGCAAATGTTTCTGTTTTAACCTCAATGGTTTGTCCCTTTGTACCGCTTTCAACATTAGATCTAGCTGCATTCACATTGTAGAAAGCATGCCTTACTGCATTTTTATCCCCATTAAATTCAAACAATAGAGCAAAGTCTTTTGTTGTAGCGTTAGCATCTTCAAATAATACTCCGTTTGCATCTTCTTTGTATCCCAGAATATCTTTTTTAAAGGAATCAGGAACTAATGCAACCTCTAGAGTGCCTTCATATCCATTGTTGGCATTTGCAACAAAGTACGCTGTATCATCTGCATAGAATGGAGTTTTATCTCCTGCTGGGTTAGCAACTAAATTTACCGCTCCTGGTAATTTGACAGGTGTACCATAAGTTACAGTTTCACCAGTTACCGTAATGGGCGCATAATGAACATTTTTTAATCCATATTTTACTTTATTCATTTTTATTAAACCCCCTTCTTAATCTCTGCTACGACTGCCGCAGCCATTTCATTTATGCTATTTGTAAAAGTTTTTTTAATAAATGGTTTTCCTCTAGTTTCTGAGTATTCAAGTATATTTGATAACGGTATTTTGCCTTCTTTTCCTTCAACCATCTTTGTATTACCTACATAGCGTCTAAGTTTATATTTTTTGCCCTTACTTTTCCATGACTTTTTAAAATCACCTGTCCCTGGACTATTTTCTTTTAAGTTTTTAATTAATACTTTCTCTGCAGCTGTAAGGCCATCCTCAGTTGCTATATAAACTACATCACCATATTCTAAAAGTAATTTTTTTACTTCATTTTGAAAATCATCAATATCTATATTTGCCATTAAACCACTCTCCAAAACTCACATTCAAACACTGTAACAAAATAGCCAATGTCATCAATATCCCCAGCATCAAATCTTCCATAAGGTATTGCAAACCCGGCATTTTCTAAAGCAGTTTCTATTAAATTTTCTCTATTCTCTATTTCCTTTCTTTTGTTAGGAGTCTCTAATTTTTCAGCTCTATAGTAATATCTAACTGTTACACTTGCATTTTTAGTTAGTGGTGTGTCATCAGCAAAGTCTTCCTTACTATCGCCGCCAAAAGAATACACTACATACTCATCCATATCTAGCCCTGTTTTTCTTTGCCAGTATGATAAAACATCAGGGTGTAATGCTACATCAAGTGTTGATTGTACTAAGTCTTTTATCATAGGCCTTCGTACCTCCTAACTCTAAATTCTATTAGTTGATTTGCTTCAAGTACATTATCAACTCCACCCCATAACTCATAAACATTCGGACTATTTTTATTAGGCTGCCCATCAATAAAGGCTGTACTATCTGCATTTTTGACGATAATTGTTTGTACACTTCTAAGTTTTTCATAAATAATTGGATTATAAAATGTTCTAACTGTAGCATAGTCTTTTATTCCCAGTGCTTCTGCAGATATTGCTCTCTCACCAAATGAGCCTCTCCATTCACAATAAAAAGTATTGTAACCATCACTATCTATTTCTTGCCATGATGTGATATTGCCCTGTCCTGGCTCATAAATTGTTTCTTTTGTATATAGTTTGATTGGAGTTGTAGGATTAAATTTTAACATCTTTTTTATACCTCCACCCTACCCTGCGCAATAAAAGAAACTAGCACTGGGTGATTAATTAGCTGGGAAGGATCTGTGCTTTGTGCCATTTTGCAATATAATACTATAGCTTCTGTTGCTAAAGGGGTTGGGGTGGAAACATCCCACCCCGCACCTTTGAAATATAGAGTTGCTGATTCAATCATGCCCTGAACCTCAGCGTTTTTGTTGGCATCGGAGTAGAACACTCCTAACCGTCTTTTTACATCATCAAGTAGTGCCATACTCCTTTACCTCCTATACTGTAGGTATAGCTATAGTTACAAGAGAGTTTTTGTCAACAACCTTACCATCAACTGACATTACAGCTTTAGTAAGCATATCTTCTGTATCCCAATCTTGCTTTCTCTGAACTCCCATGTTATACACAGTGTTTAATGTATAGTCTGCAAAATTAAATAAGAATGCGAAGATTTTTCCTGCCCCTAATGTTGCACTGTAGCTATCCATATAATCTCCACACAATACAACAGTTCTACCTAATAACGTTCTTTCTGGTACTCCACCTATACCGTAGTTAACTCTTGCAATTGGTTGTCCAGTTGAATCTTTAATTCCTACAAATCCCATAAAGGTTTTCTTAGTCATACACCATACTGCTCCACCTTCATAGGCTTGTGGTAATGCTGCTTCTGCTTTAATTAATAAATCATAATTTAAAGTATCTGCTTCAAGTGCTTGGTCTGTAACTGGAATTTCTGCTAAGATTCCTTTTGGTGATGTTGTTCCATCTGCAGTAGATACTATAGTGGATTCTAATTTCTTAACCATAGCTTCAACAACTTGTCTTACAAATGCTGCTTCAAAAGCAGATATAGCCATTGTAGAAGCTTCCATAGACATAGAAATTTCACATCTTAGCTTAAAGTTAGTAAATGTAATAGTACCAGTAGTTTTCTTCTGTTTATCTGATGATGCCCCTTCTCCTACCCAAGTAGCTACAGGCTTAACACTTGAAGTCGGGATGCTAACTCCAGCTGCAAAAGCGGTCTTTGTTACAAGTGGTAAAATCATCCCCGTTGTTTCTAATTTTTCAACGATTCTATTTACTAACACAGTTGGAATTGCGCTAGTAATATCGGTAGTAAGCGTGTTTGAATCTGCTCTAAGTTCTGTAGGAATTGGAGTACCTTTAGTTACAAGTTGTTGGAATGCTTTTCTGTATTCCACTTCATCCTCGCTATCTGTTTTTCTTTGTTCTTGCCCTTTAATCCCAGATGATACAATGCCAGGTATCTCACCATTTACTGCTGCTGTTCTTTCGCTTTGGCCATCAATTTCCTCCGGAAGGCCGTCTATCATTTCTTGTAAACTTCTTATTTCTGCATTTAAAGTGTCTAACTCTTTATTTAAATTTCTTAATTCCGCAATATCATTTGATTGATCTACCTGAGTACTAATTGCTGCTTTTCTTTCATTTTTCTTTCCTAATAGTTCTAATAATTTCTTTTTCACTTTACATCTCTCCCTTTATTTTAGCTTTTAGTTTTAATAATTCTAACTCGCGTAAGCTATCCAGCCGCTTTTCCTCATTCTCCAACAAGTCTAAGCTACGAGCATAAATAGAAGTGCTATCATAAAACGGTGTATCCACAACCGAAACATCGAATAGCTTTTCTATTTCATTAACTTCTCTAGTTGTTTCATTTTCTCCAAATGTCCATTTATCACCACCAGGTGTAACATTAAATGCAAATGACATTTTATCTATCAAACCTTCTTGGATTCCTTTATATAGATCTCTATTACTCTGCGTATCCAATAATTCTGCTTGAACTTTAAGCCCAACATCGTCTTTTATTAATCTTAATGAGTTATTTCTAGTTCTAGCCATAATCATCACATTATCATTGTGATTATACCTAAGGGGTACAT